ATCTTATTTCGCCAAGAGATTCATCTGTAACTACCACAGCATCTTCTCTATGTAGTGAAAAAGTAGGAGTGGTAGCGTGTCCTATTTCTAATTGTGTAGCTGGTGAAGTAGTCCCAATACCGATATTGCCACCATAAGGATTTAAAGATATGTCATAAGCAGCATCACCAACATTGTTAGTACCTTGTATATATCCCCTATCACTACCAAGACCTCCAAAGTACATAGACGATTCTGTACCAGTAAGATATTGTATTCTAAACTCTGATTCATTGTCCACTTCATTTAAAGCATCAGCTCCACTACTTGTATCAGCTGATAATATATGTAAGTTAGCTGTTGGTGAAGTAGTCCCAATACCGACCTTTCCAGCATTTGTAATTCTTACTCTTTCCGTATTAGATGTACTTGTTTTAGTATAGAATGTATGATAACCATTATCATCAGTGGTATTCATAATTCTCATGTCATTGCCATTTTGCTGAATAGCACTAGTATATGTAACACCACTAGCTATACTTTTAAAGTTTAATGTACTTTGTAAATGAGCTAAAGAATATAGTCCTGCTTGAACTTCACTAGCACTTGACACAACCAAATCATTATCTGGTGAAGTAGTCCCAATACCGACTTTTCCACCATCTTCTATAGTCATTCTTGGACTTCCAAGTGTAGTTGAATCGCTACCATCTTGTGTGTAAAACTCTAATCTTGTCGGGGCATTGTTATCATGTGCTGTCCAATTACCATCTGCTTGAGCAACAATAGATGCTCCTACTTTCTGAGTAGCATCTCCATCTAATCCATGGAATAATATACGCCCAAGAGTTTCATCGTTATCAACATCTGTGTCAGACTGGTCATAAACAAGAGATATTGTTGGTAAATCATCACCCTTTACCTCTAAATTATAATTTGGTGAAGCAGTCCCAATACCGACTCTATTAGTGCTAACTGCTATAGGTAGATTCTCTGCTTTCCCTGTTTCAAGCCATTTTGCCGAGTGATCATCTCCTAAAGTTTCAGTATCAAGCTTTATTAACTGCTCATATGTCGATGCTATTGAACTTCCTGTTAAAGTTGCCATTTCAGATATCCTTACTAATGCGTTATGCTCTTTTTGCTATTAAATATTCTACTTGAGTGGTCTCTCCTGAGTTACACTTTACATAGACCTCACTACATTCTAAGTCAGTAGTACCCCTTAGGCATACACTTCCTTGAGGTGGAATTATAATATCGTAATCATTTACATTATTCCCTGTCAAAGACACCACCACCTCATCGTCATAGGTTGCGCCATCGGCATTGCCTAAATTCTTTACATATAAAAATGCACAGTCATTACCATCACTTGATAATTGAATTCCTGATGTGCTTACAGTTATTTTTCCAGATTCTCCTGGATGTATTAAAACATCTTCCCAGTTAACTGTTGTAAACTCTTCCCAGTTCTGTATAAGCGGGTGGGTTGCACTTGACCATTGATCTCCCCATTGAGCTGCATTTATTGTTGCAGTTCCTTTTCCTCCAAGAGCTTTATTTACAGTGCTTACATACTCCGTGTGCCTTATAGATGTTTCTTCCCCCTCAACTGATTGAGTTGGAACTACATAAGTGCTAAACGGTATTCTTCTTCCTGTTGCCATTATTTTGTTACAAAATATTCTATTGTTGAGTCTTCACTGCTTGCACATTTTACCTTAACAACTGCTGATGTGTCAATCTCTGATGCAAAAGCCTCTCCATCTGACAATAATATCTGATAATTGCTATTATTTAAAGTTATAAGCACATCATTTCCACTACCACCACCAGTATTCTTAATGAAAACAAACTCATGGCTGCTAGTAAGTGCGGATGAAGCAGTTGATGTAATAGCTAAACTATCATCATAAGTGCCAGTAGTAGTTATACTAGCATCTGTATCACAAGTCCCAGTAAGTTTTTTACCGACATCGCTATCAAGATAATATCTGCCGCCAGATGCTATTTGCTCTTGTGGCGTACAATGATTTTTATATCTTACTTTATAAGTCGTCGCCATTATTCGCCTCCTGGCACAACAAATGCACTGTAATATTCTTGAGTATAAGCGGTATGCCTATCTTGCAACCATTGATACCTTAATGTTTCAGTTGCTATTTTTTGAGCCTGCTCTTGAACTTGAGCACTCACATCCGCGCTGTACGAATTGATTTCAGATGCATAATGAGACACTTCGCCTTCATTTTCTGTCTTGTACTTTGCTATATCTGAATTAAATTGATCTAATGCGCGTTTAAATCTGAGATTTATCTCTACCCCTTTTGCGCTTGCAAGCTCAACATCCTCATCTGTTTCGATATATGTAAGCATTTGATCTATTTCATCGCTAATAGATCGACCTCCAGCATCATCAGTGTCTGGATCCTCATATGTAGGAATTGATGTTGCTGTTGTGGGCATGTCTGGCGGAACTGCAGTTACTGAAAAGCTAGATAAGCTAGCCCTTATAGCTCCCATCTTAGCCCCTATAGATTTTATTGCCGCGTATATTCCAACCAAGTGTTCATATTCGGTTGGGAAATTATCTATCCCACTTCCTACAGTATCACCAAATACAACACCCGTATCATAAGATACCTGAGTCACTACCACATCATTATTCCCAGAGCCAGCCGCTGGAACCGTGCGTATTAGCCCATCTAATTCATAATAGCCAGGACTTGTCTTTGAACGATAATTTAGACTATCTGTATCTGTTGCGTCATACCTGTCGCCTGGGTCTATTGCTGTACACTTTCTCAGTATAGTTGTGCTATCATGCTCCCTAACAACAGATAATATTTTTCCTGTTTTAACCACTGCATCAGTTTCGTTTGATGTTGCAGTAAATTTGGAAAGTTCTGCAGGACGAGCCTCAATCATTCTGTTAACAACGTCTTTAACGCCATCTACTAGAAATGCTGATAACTCAGTTTGAGTTGGGTCGGAGGAACCGTCGATTGCGATTCCAGTTAATGCTTCTACTTGTGTTTCAAATGTTGCCAATTTTCTTCCTCTCTAAGGTTTGGTTTACCGTGAACGAGACATGGACTACCCCGACGAGGAGTCGAGATGAACGCCTTGCGGGGCAGCCCTTATCTACTTTTTATTTACTAAGATACTGAAAAGCTAGCATCATGTGAACCATGACCGCTAACATACCAATAAGTACCATCACAAATAAAGTCAAGATGGTCTCCTACCGCCCCTGCTGCTTCTAGTACAATAGTAGTACCAGCAAGAGTTAAATAGGCATCACCACATTCTGCTGCACCCTTTAACAGGGCAGTGCCTTCATTAGTTGCGATTGAACTATCGGCTGTTGTGTCTGTCATTATGAACTTAAACTTAAGTCCAGCTTTAACTGCTGGTAAAGTTATAGTTCTAGCTACAGTGCTGTATACCATGTAGACCTTTCCGCTATCTCCCATATCCAACGTATGAGTTGAGGCAGAAGCATCATTCATGTTAAACATGTATGCACCTTCTTCATAACTTGCTTTTCCAGCTAACTTAGTTCCACTTCCATCAGCCATTATCTACCCCCTTACAGTTGTGCATCACCAAATGGCGTTACTACTGAAGAACCAACAGCTGCTATTTGACCACTCACTGCCCAACATTTAGCCGCTGAAGCATCAAGGATTGCAACAACTTCAACTCTTGTTCCTGGTGCTCCACCCAATGTTGCCCCATCTAAGGTAATAAAATCATTATTACCATCAGTTGCTGCACCATGGGCTATAGCCTTAGCTTCTGTTGTTGAAGCTCCGATTATACCACCCAAGAATCCCTCATCATTAGTGTTTGACTGTATTACATGATCAGATGTCGCTAGAATAACACTTATAAAGGTGAAGCGTACTCCTAGATCAGGATCAGGCAGTGTGAACTGAGAAGCTCCTGCAGTATCAAAAATGCAATATGCACCACTGTCTTCATTAGTTAATACAACAGTAGTCCCGCCATTTAAGATAACTTGCGCCTTGCCCCTGCCATAGAGAGCCATATCACCATCGTTTTTATTTTGTCCATATAATGGATTTGCCATGATTAATACCCCCTATTTCCAGATAGCATGAGATTCGGCCATACCGAATTCCATACCAGCTTCAGTTAAGATTTGATCAACTCTACGATCAATACCACTATTTTCAAGTGTTTGCACACCTACATAAATACCAGTATCGCGGTTTATACCATTGCCAACCAGTGGACGATAAAAACAGTTCTTCATGTTCATAGCAAGAATTTTTACAGGACTTCCATCCAAATGTACATTACGTACAACATTCATGTCACCATAAACAGTTGAGATTGTTGTTGTGTCCAGACCGAGCACTTTTTTACGACCTGTTACAGCTAGGTCAGCGCTAAAGTTAGAAGAAACTTCCATGTTGTTCTTGAAGTATCCACCTAATTTATGCAACCAATTGTAAGTCTCTGTATCACAGAAAAATACATTAGCTGAGCTGCCATTATAACGAGGATCTAGATAGTTAGACATATCATCTAGGAAGTCGTCTGCTGTTTTTGTAGCTGTTGTTAACGTAAAGATATTACCATTAGTCAACACATAGTCTACAGCACCCTGAGTATACTGGATACCGTTATTAGTATCAATATACTGAGTACCAAACAATAAGTCAGCTTCAATATCCCACTTATGTTCGATTAGCTTTTCTTTCCAGATTCTTGCCCACTCATTACCTTCGTATCTAAGAACTGTTGCACGAGCAGTATTGGACATAGCCATTGTGGTTTTCCAAATCTGAGTTGCGCCAGTTTTTAGTGAGTAAGGTTGATCTTTCCAGGTTTCTGGGAATCCAGATCCCTCTTTATTTGCATTACCAACCACATAGCATCTTTGCTGCTCTAACTGAGATGCAATAGACTTATCATAATCCTGGATAGTAGTACCCTTTGGGGTATCAGTATCAAATGATGCAATCTCTACTGAAGCAGCTGATGAAAAAGGCGCTTTAATGACACTAGTTTTTAGTACAACAAACTCACTGCCACTATCAGCAACAGATTCAACCTTAACTATTGCATAGTTATCAACTTCTCCGCCACCAGAACCAGGTGATTCACCTGCTGTATGTGTATTGATTTTAACTAATTGACCTTCCATGAAGAACTCTGGTTTTGTGTTGGAATCACCTACTGATATATCATTATTGGACTGGCCATATACGTTCTGGCGATTGCCAGCTGATGAATAGTCAGTTCCCATTTTGAAATAATAGGTGTCACCTTGATCACTTTCTCCAGAATCCCATGTGGAATCCCCAGAGTTGCCTAGAGCAGATGTTGCTCCATGGTCTGTTACATAAGCATAGCGCTTATGATATGAACCTCTCTTCTCAGTAAACTGAAAATGAGGATCATCTGTTGGTTTTTTATTTAATTTCGATACGAATCGAAAAAACGGGTCTTGTGCTATTGCTAGCTCTGAAACTCTATCACCAAAATTATACTTTCGCCTTAAATCGCCAGTATCAATAGTGCCGTAAGTTGCACCAGTGTCAAGATTCAGACTAGAAGTCGTACTGCCCGTATAAAATAAATCAGCCATTTCTGATCTCCTTTATATTTGACCTGGCAAACAGAAAAACCTATCTATTCACCAAATACGTTGTCTAGATTATTGTCTGCTTTCTGAATTAAGTCGAATATAGAGTCATTATGGTCACGATCTCCAGGATTTTCACCTCCAGCTGCGCTGGCTGTTGCTGGCATAGACTGCACATTTTTCATTTGATCTAAGACTTGTTGCTTAGAATTATTAGCAATCTTAGCGTTTGCCTTATCGCGATTCTTAAGATAATTTATATCATCCCAAGAAAGTTGATGAGTCTGCGCCCATTTGCTAAGTTCTGAGAACTCGTCTTTGTTCATTCCATTTGCATCTACAAACTGTTTAGTTTGGCTCTGCATATTTCTCTTCTGTGCTGCCTGCTGAGCTTTTTGCCTTTCAGCTGCGATTCTATCACCAGCCTTTTGATCGGCTCTCTGGTCTACTATAGTATTGAATACTTGAGCAGATTTTGAGTTTGGATCTGATATAGCTTCATCCATATCAAACACAAAGTCGTCTCCAAGGTCTAGCGATTGTTTCATGTCAGGCTTCGTTCCTTTATCTAAATAACCACGTACTATATCTACTAATTCAGCATCTTGTTCCATCACGCCTATCAAAGACTCATAGGGTTTGAGCCTATCAAGCACAGCCTTGTTCTTTGTATTTTCACGCGATGAATCGCTGTACCGTACTTTGTACGGATTGCTCTCATCTTCCCAATTAGGATTCTGAGGCACTTCCCTAGAACTGGAGTCCACTTGTGGAGTTACCTGATCTGAAACTGGCTCTTGTACTGCAGCCTGTTCCGCTGGGGCATCTTGTATTGCACCATTAACCTGCGTTTCTAATGCATCAAAAAAGTCTGCATTGGAGTCCTCAACTATTGTATCCATTACTTTTTCTACAACTTGTTCGGAGTTACCTTCTTTCTTTTTTGCCATTTTTCGTATTTTCCTTTGATTTACGATTACGGTAAGTTATTACCTTCTTTTTTTTCTGCCAAACCATTTTGAACGAGTTGTTTGAACTCTTTCTCTTGGTTTCTTTGCATGTCCTTCGATCTTTCATTTTGGAGATCCTGGTTTGCCCTTGCGACAGCAGTGTCTCCCTTTAGTTTTGCGCTCGTATCAAGCAGCTGTTTTCGCATATCATGTTCAACCATTCTCTGCTTATCCTTAATGCCTGCCTGCACAAGCTGTCTTGAGAGGGTTTCAATAGTACCCTTGCCTTCTTTGATTTCTTGCTGAGCTTTTTCAAGGGCCTGACGCATCTGTGCCATCTGGCTCTTACGTTGAGCAATCTTATCCTTACCTTTTATATCAGCCTCTGCTAGAACCGCTATATCATCCACTATACCTAGCTTAAGCATTTCCATAAGCTCTTTTAAATATGCCCAACGATTTACTGGCATAGTTGAGCCCGCAATTAATCTAACATCAAACTTAGCTGTTTCATAGTCAAAAAATTTGCCAATTGCATCACCATACTTATTATATTGAATAATATTAACTTCAACATCTTTAATATTTTCATTATTAGGCTCTACTATCCTAAATACCTTATTAGACTTGTAGGTAGCCTGCGCATAATCCCTAACTACTTCACCTAAATGCTGCAATGATGGTTCTACTGAGTTTTTCATCCAAGTCTTAACCCTACGAGTGCCATACTCATCATTTGCCAGGAGACCTTTAAATGTGTCATGCTGAGCCTGTATATCTCCCTGCATTGAAGAATAAATTCCAGCTAGATATTCCATATCTGTCTTGCCAAGCTCGACAATGTTTGCAAATGCTGTAGAGATTGGGGCTGGCTGTACAATACTTGGAGCCTCAAAGCCCTGCCTTACTGGTAAGAGTGCGCCAGGAGCAGATGCATAACGCTCCCAATAGTCTTCGTCTATACTTCCCTCTTGATAGAGATACCTTAAGGAGGAGCCTAATGAGGCATTGTGTATCATTAACTGATGAGCTTTATTCAGCTCTTGTTGCTTCCCTACCAATGGGGCTACTGCAGACATGGGATATGGAGTTCCTGTCCACTTATAGTGTATAGGCACTATTGGGTATTCTAGTCCTGGCAGCACTGCTTCATACATGAAAGTGTCACCGATCACACAGGTTAACTTAATTCTAGCTTCATAAAATTTAATCGCATCTATAAGACTATTCTTAAGCTCACCCTTCATTAATACTTTAAATTCTTTTTCTGAAACGACATTATTCTCAACACGACTAACTGCCTCCATTGCTTGAGAAATCTTTTGCTCTCTTGTTTGGATAATTTGCTGCTCTGTTTGTTTCTCTAACTTTTCTAGCTCAAGAGTAAATCTTTCCTCTATTATATTGCCAGCCTGCAACTGCTGGTTGAGTTGTAATATAGTTTCCTGCATTTTTACTTGCAATTCTTTTTGTATTGCTTCCATCTCAATATCGACCTGAGCCCGTATTTTACTAATCTCTTCAGGGGTTGGCTCAATTCGGTAAAACACATTCATATATGGAATTTTAATTTTTTCATACATCTCATAGTAGTCAAGCCTGCGGTCTTCTTCTCCAAAATAATCAAAGGTTTCATCAATCACATCTTTATATTGAAAATCACCGCCCTCCGCTTTTTGACTATAGCTATAATTATCTCTTTCTGTTTCACCAGCATTTTTAATTTTAGTAGCATATTCTGGGAATATCTTTTGAAGGTGTGACTGGGGAATAACTTTATGAACCATTATATAGGCTGCATCACGATAAAATATATCTCTACTTTTTGGATCAATAAATACATCAAAAGGCTCAACCGTATCAACACGGACTTCCCCAAGACCCCGATCAGAGTGCGCATCTACTGATATCTTAAAATAGCCAACGCTTTTTGTTGCCGCATCATTAATAACTTGACTAAACTTACTTTGCCCATCACTTTCATACCAGATGTAGTCAGCAACATCGGCATGCACATTGGCAACATCCACATCAGATCCCTCTGCCCCAACAGCCTGCCAGCGTGGCTGATTCGCAGTCACATAAAAGTTTAACATCTCAACAATAGGGATAATACGATTAATGGTAAACGTCGGCATACCTTGTCTTTCAAGGGTTTCGCTTTCCTCTTGGGTAAGTTGGTTGTCTAGATAAAAGTCATGTCCTTGTTGATTAATCTTTTCCCATCGCTGGCGACTTGCACCATTTAGATTAACATAAAGATCTCTTACTCTATCGGCTTTTGTTTTTGCTGTCTGCTTTGCCATTATTTCCCTTTCATTGTTATGTCAGTATAAACCTTTAAATCTGATTTAATTTCATTTAAATACTTTTCACATCTTTCGGTCTTGTCAATATTATGATCCATTTTTTCTGCTAATACTTTGTGTTTGGAGTCAAATCTTTTTAGGGTCGATTCCACCACATCACGCAAGAGCCACATTACCACCCTATATAAAACAAATGCTAATGCACAGCTTATAGCAATAGGAAAGCCCAACTCTTGTATTAATTTTATCACATCATCAGCCATTAAGCTAGCACCCAACTTTTCGGTCTATCAACTTGTCTTCTTACCCAGTCTCCAGTCTGACTTTCAGAGCCGCTTGGTGGATGAGCATATTTGACTGCGTAGGCGAGCGCGTCTATGGTATCATCGTGAGCCATTCTTTTGCCGAAAGTAAGTATCTCATGCTGGAGATCATAATGGGAGTCTCGTATTCTCACCGCACCAATTGACATTCTTTGAGCTAAAACTCCTTGTATTCTATCAAGCTTGCTTTGCTTTGTTCCAGGCTTTTCTTCCTTGAACCGTAAGCTAAAATCATTCTTTCTTCTCATCTCGCTCCTGAGTGCTTGAAATATTGGTTTTGACATTGATGTGTCTTCAACGGTGAACAGTGTTGGAGTATACTTGTTATTGAGCTCAAACATATAGTCAACTATACCTTTTTTATTTTCTCCTGGTATGCCGAGTACTGGCAAAGACCTCTTTCTTATATAATCCAGCACATATATATTAGCATTAATATCGCATGCGACAACCATAATAACGCTAAAGTCACTATCTCTTCTTTCTGAGTCTGTGGCTGGATCCACGCCTGCGAAAATATTGACTGGCACTTTTTCTCCGTCACAGTACAGATACGGCATCATTTCATTTTCATCAAACTTATAAAACCCATCCCAGTGCTTGACATGCCTCATATTGAAAATAGAGTCTTCAGCAGACTGCACCTCCATCATATATTCTTGATAAAACTTATGGGGCTGTCCAGAGTCAACATAAAACTTTTTCTTTTCTTCTAATTTTTCTTTTGGAAACCAGCTATGCCACAATGAGTTTCCATCTAGATCAATTGCCTTATATAACATCACTTTCCAAGAAAAGTCTTTATTTTCGCTTTGAGCTTTTTCATAGTTGGTAATAAGGTTATTAATGAAAGAATCATAATGAACAGGTGTGCCATTAATGCGAAGACGACCGTCGTGAGGCTCCAAAGCAGGAGCAACAACAGCTGTGACCATATTTGCATTTTTCGACCGAGACTCTGGAGTAAGCGTATTGTTTTCGTCTTCAAAGTCGTCCAATACAACAAGATCATAACGCTTGTGGAGCTTAGCACCACCACGAATACCAGAAATGTTGGATTTTGAAATAAGTTTAGATCCATTTGAAAGCTCTATATCGGTTTCTGTCCATTTCCTCCCCTTCATATCACCGAAGTAATACTTAATCTTGTCGTTAAACTCTAGATGGGTTTTTACGTAATCCATGTTTCCAACAGCCAGCTTCTGCGTTGCAGATACCCATCCGTAAAATAGTGGTTCTTCAGTAAAACAAAAGGATCTCATAATATCTGCCTTTGTTATAACGGTCTTTCCATGTCCTCTAGGCATTATAACAGCTAGATTGCGGTACTTATGTAGATCCCCATCCATACTGTCTATTGCGTCAACTATTTGATAGTGAAACCACGGGGTCTCAGATCTTGAAAAATCATCTGGCAAAAACAGCTTGCCAAAAGCGATTATATCATTCTTGGCTGCCAAAAGCAGTTCTTCTGCTTCTGAAACATTTTGAGTGTTTATATTGGCCATTAAATCGTTTCATCGCCAGTAGATTGGTACTCTGGCAAGGACGGTCTTTTTACTTCTTCTAATTGGGCTGGCTCAAAGCCTTGAAATATTCCAGCAACTTCAGTGACTTTTTTCTGACCTCCAACCCCAAAGAAATCGCACAACATTTTTAAAGCATTTAGTCTGTCGCTACCGTTCTTGCTATCTAAGGCCTCAGTCTTGACTCTTTGAATTAGAAGCTCCAAATCAATACCTAAATCATTAAATACCTTGTCCATCTCTTCTTTTCCTGGATTCATAAGCTTTTCTATCCTTTCTGTTTTCATTAAGAGCGCGGCACGCGTTTTAGCATAGTTCTTACTATTTGCGTCATATACCTCTAAATAAGCATCAACTGCGTCTTTTCCTTTAAGTACTTTGCGTGCGAACTGAACCTCTCTTGGATTGGCCTTTTTGCGCTCTTTAATTCTATTTGCGTTAGACTTACCACTTATGTTATAGCGATCTTCTCTTTCAGCGGTATCCATGGTATACTTTACGTTATAGGTTCCGACACATGTCCTCACGACCTCACCAGCGCCCATTTTCTTTCTTTCTAAGATCTGCACATAAGCATTATCATCAGCGCGAACCCAATCCCCTGGGAACCCGTCGCGCCAATTTTTTATAGGACTAATATTGTCTGGCAGTTCAGACTCCAGGTCATACACATGATGTTCCAGGCCTTTTACCTTATAGGTTCTCATCTAAGTCCTTTTATTGGCTTTCTAATCTTTCTTCTGCGTTTATGCGAGCGCTTTCTCTCAAGCCTGGTTTCTGCTTCATAGGTCTGATTTTTAAACGCTGGCTCTACACTTAGTAGGGTTGATAGTACAATTGCTTCAATCAATGTGATACCCCCTTTTTTATTTTAAACTTCGCGGTATACCCGTATACCTATTACCTTTACCTTTACCTTTACCTGTGGGGCTAATGAGCCCCAGCTAGCCCCTAGGTAGCCCCTAGTAAGGCCCTAGTATCCACCACCTATATTTTTAATGGTACTGGATATGTTTTCGGCCATCATATCAGCCTTAGTCTTAATAGAACCAGGATTCTTAGCTTTATTAGCAGCTATTCTCTTTCGTGCAGCGGCTGGATTCTCGCCTGGATATGGTTTGTTTGCTGGCATGTCTATGTCTCCCTTAATTAATTAGGATAAGTTAAGGATTGTTTACAAAAGTACAAAACCTAAAAAAATGGTGGAAAATAATGCGTGACCAATAACCTAAAGGGGGCGGGGCGTCGAGGGTTTTTCGGTTTTCGGATTACGTTAACTTTGGTTTTTTTCCTAACCATTACCTCGTCGGTAACCATTTGCTTCCGTCGGTGTCCGTCGGTAACACGTCAGCGTAAAGAAGGGGACAATGGTTACTAACCTGTACAAATACAATCCGTTTCTCCTCGGTAACTCTCATAGATATTCTTTTATTATACCATTCTCAACCACTCATTATATTACTCATCGGTGTAACGGGTATCGGATACCATTTAGTCTATTAGTCTATATAGTATATGAGTAATGATTGAGGCAAAGTCCACCATGATTTGAGGCGATCCTCGTCGCTATACTACTATCATGCTTTGTGCATCCAATCCTAATGCCGTCAGTATTACTTCGGATTTGGGTGTTTTGCTATGTATCATTTACTATAATCTATCAATATTTGAGGCTGACTTGAGGCTCTGACCTCGTCGCTATATTCAATTATTATTTTATTTATGTTAAAGATATTAGATATCTAATGTATATTATGTCAGTTGATTAATGCATTGCTTTTTTACATAACCTAAATAATCATAACAGGGACAACATTTCGAGTAATCGACGTTGGGAGTATACAGCAGGGCAAGACCCTCAATAGAATTGACTCCTAACCAACGAGAGAAAGAGATGCCATACTGAAAACAGGTGACATAGTAACGGAGGGTTGAATGATGGTCACCGATGGAGAAAGGTCAGAGTTTAGGACGAGTTAAAGGATGGAGATAGGACAAGTCAGTAGTCGACGAGTTCACCATACAGAAGGGTAAACCTCACAAGATTTGAGTGAATTCCATCGACGAGACAAAGTTTAATGTAATCTGCCGACGTACAGGACAGAGTTTCCTATGCATACCGACTGACTCGAAGATAACAAAGTTTATCGTTGCCTATATCGATGGGTGGAATAGGACTTATGAGGACTCGGACTCCTCGCCATCGACAAGAAATACAAACCCGAATAAGAAAAGGAAACCGAAACCATGAAGAAAGTATTTACCAACGAGATCAAAACTCAAATTTCAAAACTTGCAGGAGTTAATGACAGGGACGGAATTAGAGTAATATTGAACAACTTTATAGAGGGACACACCGAGTATAAAGTAAACTCTAACGAGTATCACATAAGAAGGTTCTTGTCTTGGCTCGATGGAGAGACCGAAGAACTGCAATTTGAGATGTTCAAGGTAGGGAACAGCAAACTGCCATTTCTAAATTTTAGTACATTGCCTGTAGTGACTTGTATTGGAGCAGGAGCCTGTAAAACTTACTGCTATTCATTCAAGGCATGGAGATATCCTGCTAGTTTCCTTCGACAGGTGCAAAATACTCTCTTAATGAGCGAATTTGACACCATAAAGAGGGAACTGAAGAGGGTCTTGAACACCAGTCAATTTAGAGACCTTGAGAAGGTGGATTTTAGGCTCTATGTGGATGGAGATTTCTTTACTGAAACAGACCTCGTCAATTGGATGGAGTTAATTAGAGACAATCCAAGACTAATTACCTACGGATATTCCAAGTCTCTAAATCTCTTCCTTAAATTGCATGATGAAGGTTACAAATTCCCTTCCAATTATGCTCTAAATCTCTCCAATGGTGGGAAATATGATGACCTTAAGAAATTCCTCAAAGGTCTATACTTTGTGAGAGGAGAGTTTACTGCTATGAAGGTCGAGAAGGGGGAGAATATAAGAGACAATTTTGAC